TTCCTGAATGATCTCGCGGTTTGATCTCCCCGTTCCCGTGTGCGCGTCCATCGCCGGATCGCAGTAACCTGTGATCGTGCGCACCCGCTTGCCGCCGATTTCGCGCGAGAGAAACTTGCTCATGATGTGGTGGGCGTATTCATTCGAGTACATCTTACGTTGCACGTCCTCGCCGACTTTGATCATCCGGTTCCGCTCGTCGATAAAGTAGAGGCCTGTTGCGGCGGCGGAACTCGACATGCCGTAATCCATGACGATAAAGTGAAGATGCCACCACTGCTCGCCGCACTCGGTGTAAGGCAGAATGTAACTGTCATTGAGAAATGAGAAGAACGCGCCCTCTGTAGCGCACCAGCAACCGTCCAATAGCTTCTTGCGAATATCCGCAGTCTGCGAAAGGAGCATGGCGACTTTTCTCTCGTCATACATCGGATTCTCTGACAGCTTAGCCGGAATGAAGCAGGTCGTAAGCATCACCGGGTCGTCGTCCTTCTTCCATCTAGCACCAGCGTAGACCGCGCACGGAAGTACCGACTTCGACGGATGGCAGACCGGACACTCGTTATTTAGGAAGATGGTTTTGAGCCACGGAGTAGATGGGTTGGCTGTGATTCGTACCCGGTCACGGAGACCATACTCGGTCGGCGTCGAGACCCACGGCAGCAGTGAGCGCACACGGTCTTCAGTCTGAAACTGCGCCTCGTCGATACCCAGCCACGATACTGGCTTCCCGGTGTAGAGCTCAACGTCCGCATCTTTAGCCATGTAGCCAAGGCGCATCATGCCGCCCGCCGGGAAGCGCCACAACTTGCCGCCGTCCGACTTCCGGCCGCCGAGCGGAGAGTAGATTTTCTCCATCTCGTCGATGATGTTGGTCATTTCCGTGTAGGATTTGCGGAGCAGGATGCCGCGAAAGTGGGGGTTGTCATACTCCTGGGCGGAGTCGGCCACAAGCACATTACTTTTCCCCCCGCCAGATTGGCCGCCGAATAGGGCCATCTGTGCACGGCACTCAAGGAACGTGGCCTGCGCGGAGTTGATGGGCTTCCAGCCGCTTATCTCGCTCACATTTGCGGCCAAAGGAAGAAAGCCTCTATTTTCAAGCAGTATCAGGGCCATGCGCTAAAAGTCTTTCCACGGGTCCGGCTCGGCGTCGATCGTCGGCGGGGCAGTGATATCCCGTACCCGCTGCTGGATAACCTCTGTCGGCGCGCGCGAAGTCACAACCTGCCTGGTCTCGGTGATCGAATGCGTGATGATGGTCTGCTCGGCGGGCCGGTAGATGCGCGGCGCCTGCTCGGCTTGGGGACCGCTGGAGGCATCGGGTACGAAGTTACCGTCGAGCAAGATCCCTACTCGCTGGTAGCCCAATTCAATCGCGCCCTTCTTGGATGCCGCAAGCGCTGGAGCTTCCTTGAAATCCTTCTTTGAGATCGTGACCAGTTGCATCAGGTTCTTGTCCAGAGCCTCGACGTTCACCACCCGCTTTTTAGCAATCTCCTTGTCGACTACCGCCTCAATGTTGCCCAGCCTGCGGGTAATCTCCGCGTGGACGCCGGCGCGGCGGTAGAGCCCTGCTCCGTCCTTGGCTGCGAAGCCAGCCTCCAGGGCAGCGCGCTTCACGTCCCGGCAGGCGCAGTAGGCATCCACAAAGCGCAGCAGTTGGGGCTCTAGCGGCGGGGCTATGGCGGTTTCATGTTCCATCAAGCGCCTCCGGGGCCAGCGGCGACGGGCGGTGCGGTATCCTGCTGCCCCATGGCCTTGTCAAATGAGTCGTAGAGTTCGTTGCGCTTCTCGTCGTCGGTGATCTTGTCGATGTCCTTCTCGTGTCTCTCGAGAATGGGCTCGATTGAATCCCGCTCCTGCGGACTGGCCTTCTCCCAAACATTCAACATCTGCTCAATATCGAGATTGGCAAACGTCCGGGCAAGCGGGTCTTGGTCTGACTGGCGAATTGCCTTCTCAACGTCCCGGTCCGTAACCGCTCCCTTGTCAACGTAATCGTCCACCTGCTTCTGGTCGACATCTCCTCCTCTGTACATCTTCGTGATGGCGTCCATAGCTTCGTAGTGCCGCTCCATCTCCTGGGTCTTGGTTCCGGGCGGCCGGTTGGCTAGTGAATACTCGCGGGCAAGGTTCAGGGCTGGGCTGTTCTGGATGAATGCCGGGGCAGGCTGGAATCCGAGTTGCCCCAGAACAATGTCGCCGGGGTGTTCTTTGGCTGCCTGAAGCATCTCGCCGAGCGATGGGCCAGCTCCGCGGTCACGCAGCAGTTTAGCGCCGCCAGAGAATGAGAACGGGATAGTTTGCTTTGCGGCCCACGAAGAAAACTCACCCAATTGCTTCATGTATGGGTCGTCTTTGTGGCGTATTTCGGTACCGTAGAAGTCACGGTTTTGGATGGCATCGGCAGTGAGAGACCAGATCGGGGCTAACTTGTTGGCCACCGTGCGCACAGGGTCATGCGCGAAGGAAAACACGTCTTTCATATAGCCGGGGATCGATGTGTAGGTTCCGTCCGAGTTGCGAATGTAGAAGTAGTCTTTCCAGTTGTCGGGCCGCTGGCCGCTGCGCAGGTAGTTCGTCAGACCGCCGATTAGACCTGTGACCAGGGGAAGCGCCAAAGCGAACGCCATGCGCGGTGTAACGCGGAATCCTTTGCCGGTCGCCGCCCGCCCAGCCTCGCGCGTGAAGTCGTACCCCGCTCCAACCCCCTCGCGGAAGCTGCCGAAGTTCCAGCCTACGGAGCGGTTGGTTAGCTGCAGCGCGTCTCGAACTGCCTTATGCCAAAACAGGTTGTCGTAAACCACTTGCCCCATGCGGTTGTCTACCGAGTCCCACGCCTCCTGCATGCGGGCCCGGACCTTATCCTCCGGCCAGTTACCGCGCTGGGCGCTGTCCAGAATGTCGTGAGCCATGCCGTAAAAAACGCCGAGTTTCATTCGGGGAACATAGAAGTCCATCACTGGCGCAACCAGCGTGTGCAGCACGGCGCCGGGCAGTGGGGTCAAGCCATCCATCACCGCGCCATTGCGCCAGGCGTTGGCAATCTTGTGCAGCGGGCTAATGTCTACCGTATTTTGCCGGATGCGTCCGCCGGCCTGAGATAGTGCCGCCGCCTCTTTCTGCATCTTGGCGTAGCTGCCGGGGTCCAGATACTCCTTCATCAGCCGGGAGCCGTTGACCATTGTGCGCAGGATCGACGGAGCTACAGCGGCACCCTTAGCCAGCGATACGCCTGCCTTGAATGGTTTCCCCTCCGCGAGCTGCTGGATGCCCAGCGCGACGTCCGAGGTCGCAGCGTTGATGCTTGTGGTCGAGGCGTGGAAGGCGGAGATGCCGAGCTGTAGCGCATTCAGGTTCTGGTTGAGCCAGTTTATTGAGTCGTAGATACCAGACCGGCCGGCCATACCGCGGGAAACGAAGTTGTTGAATATCCGGGCTGCTTCGGCCGGGGCATAATACTGCCCACGGATAATAGTTGCATCGCTGGTCGCGTCGTCGATGTCCTCGCGCGCCACGCTGGGGATTGGCTTCTTGCCGCCCTTGTAGGTCTTGTCGTATGTGGCATCCTCGATCTTGTCTTCGTCGAGAATCTTCTCGCGGCCGTAAACGGTTCCAATCCTGTCGTCGAGCTGGGTCCAGCCGTCTGGGGCTTTGCGGCCGATACGCACAAACTTGGCCGTGCCGGCGTCCTTCATGGTTGCGAGGGTCTGGTGAGCCATCAGGAACTGCGCCATCTCCGAATACTTGAGCAGGAATGAATCAACCGGGTTCCAGCTTACCGGCTTGAATCCCATGTCCAGACCGTCCTGCATGGTCGGAATCTTGCGCTGCTTCAGGAATGAGGCTTTGCCGGCGAATGGGCGCTTTCCATTGAGTAACCGCTTGAGGGCCGAGGAGACGGAAGACGGACGCTCCCATATATGGGGAAAGTAGTTCTCGATGTAGTTTTGCAGCACTTCCGGCTTGAGTTGCTGAATTTGGCCCTTCAACTGGTCAAATCCGGCCTTGAATGTTGCGGCCAGCGCCTGGTCTTTCTTGGGGAGCTGGCCTACGTTGTCGGATTCAACTGCGTTCCAGAAGTTCATCGAGTCCGCGCGGGACCGGGAGCGCCAGTCCTTCGAAGCGTCTTTGAG